TGCACAACCTTTTACAGATTACCAACAAACTACAAATCGTGGTAGACAATATTTTAGAGAAACACGTGTTAATATAGGTAATCCAGGAAAAAAATTAGCAGGAACTAAAGGTAAAAATATATTTGGTGCTGATACTGATTCTTATGACATATATGATCCAGATACAATAGATCAAATAAATGCTTTAGATATTTTTAAACAAAAGGATAACAATTTTGAAACAGCAGCAGCAAGAGATTTAATAAGATTTAGAGTAGAAGCTTTAGAAGGAGACGATCCTTCTCAATCAAAAACAATGATTTTTAGAGCCTTCTTAGATAGTTTTGCAGATAATTATTCAGGTGATTGGAATAATTTTAAATATAATGGTAGAGCTGAAAAATTTTACACATACAGTGGTTTTGATAGAAAAATAAATTTTGCATTTAAAATAGCAGCCCAATCAAGACATGAAATGATTCCTTTATATAGAA